AACAACTAAATCTATTGTTCCGTCGCTGTCTTGGTATGTTGCAGTAATTAATGTTTCTGTATTACTTGAAAGCATTGCACCGACTTTATCTTGTACTTGCTCATCTGTTAATGTTGCTGTAATATAACCTGCCGCTCCATGGTTGCCCCATCCAAATGCTGTATCCCAGTTAGCATTGTTATAACCTGCTGGACTATGTGCAATGTTTGTTAGTTGTGAACCATCTACTGCTGGAAGTTTTGCACTACCATCTAACTGTACAATCTTACCAGCGACTGTACCGACATCAACTGCAAGCGTAACGTCACCTGACAATCCGCCGCCAGTTAAACCAGCACCAGCATTAACAGCAGTAATGTCTCCGCCGCTACCGGCTGAAACTGTGGCCCATCCCACTACACCAGCACCGTTAGTTGATAAGAACTGGCCTGCTGTACCATCTGTTATTGGCAGTGTAAATGCGCCGGCAAATGTTGCGGCACCTGTTGGGGATATTTCTAATACTATACTTGTTGTACCAGCATTGCTTGCATACATACACAACGCACCTGTATTATCGGCACCTGCACGTTTAGCATAATAGCCACCAATATAATTTGTTACACCAGCATTGTCTTTAATATTAATGTTTACGCCAGTACCAAAACCATCAGCCATATCTGTTGCTTTTTCTGCAAGCAAAGCAACCGAACTACCAACTACATCTGCTGTTATTGTTCTTTTAAATACAGGTGCTTCGGTTGATGCACTTGCAAGAATCGTAAACACTGGTGTTGCAGCCGATGCTGATTGGAATGTACCTCCTGGGTACATAACAATACTTGGTATAAATTTACTTGTGCCAGCGTCCCACTGTAAACCTTGGTTTGCGGTTGCTGGTGTTGTTAAATTAACATCTGACATATCACCAACACTGGCAGCCGCAATACGTGCGTCTGCTCTTGCATTTGTGTAATAAAGATTTACTGAGCCTTCTGCTAATTGATCTGTTGATGTTGAGACGTCAAACGTACCACCAAATTGTCCAACAATATTTCTTGCATAAATTGTATTAAATCGGTGTGTTGAATCACCAAGTACTATAACATTATCAACTTCGGGTTCCCAACTTTCATCGATATTAACAAATCTTACATCGCCTTCTGCTATACTCATAGCCCCGAGATTTGATCTTGCGCCTGCATAATCAAATAAGTTACTTAATGTTGTATCAGCAAACACTGTTGAATTTTGCGTTGCCGCTGATCCTAATCCTAAGTTAGATCTCGCGGCGGCCGCGTCTACTACATCTGCTAAGTTTGCACCAGTACCAAGTACATTAGCAAACCTGCCATCTGTTTCTGCCTTATCATAATATGATGTTGTGGCGGCCGCGGACATTGTACCTAAACCTAACGAAGTCCTTGCTGTTGCACCAGACTCTACTACCCAAGTACTGCCATCGCCTACTATAATATTACCATCTGCTTTTGCCAATGCGCCAATTGCTGTTAAGTCGGCGTCATATGCTTGTACGCTTGCGCCTACTGCGGCAGTAACACGAGCATCTGCTCTAGCATTTGTATAATATAAATTTGTACCTTCTGCTAAATCTGATGTTGTATTATTCGATAAGTCTTCTTCTGTAATACTTGAAGGTACTAATGTAGTACCATTCCATTTAAGGAACTGACCTGTAGTAATGCCTGCTAAATTAACATCAGTTAGTGTGCCAACACTGGCCGTTCCAACGCGAGCATCTGCTCTAGCATCTGTGTAATATAAATTAGTTCCTTCGCTTAAATTTGTTGTTGACTTTGCAGTAAATCCTGCGTCTACACGTAAATCTGCTCTTGTATCTGCTCTTGTATTTGTAAAGTAAAGGTTAGTTGCACCCTCTGACAAATCATCAGTATCATTATTTCCTAAATTCTCTTCTGTAATACTAGCAGGTACTAATGTAGTGCCATTCCATTTAAGGAACTGGCCTGTAGTAATGCCTGCTAAATTAACATCAGTTAATGCACCAACACTTGCCGCTCCAACGCGAGCATCTGCTCTAGCATCTGTGTAATATAAATTAGCGCCTTCGCTTAAATTTGTTGTTGACTTTGCAGTAAATCCTGCATCAACACGCAAGTCTGCTCTTGCATCTGCTCTAGCATTTGTATAATATAAATTTGTACCTTCTGCTAAATCTGATGTTGTATTATTCGATAAGTCTTCTTCTGTAATACTTGAAGGTACTAATGTAGTACCATTCCATTTAAGGAACTGGCCTGTAGTAATGCCTACTAAATTAACATCAGTTAGTGCGCCAGCACTTGATGCTCCAATGCGTGTATCTGCTCTTGCATCTGCTCTTGCATCTGTATAATAAAGGTTAGTACCTTCGCTTAAATTTGTTGTTGACTTTGCGGCAAACCCTGCATCAACTCTTGCATCTGCTCTTGCTTGTGTATAATATAAATTAGTTCCTTCTGCTAAATCACTAGTTGTGTTATTTGATAGATTTTCTTCTACAACACTTGCTACAATAAACTTAGTAGTTGCGGCATTCCATTTAAGAAACTTTCCATCTGCAATGCCTGTTAAATCAACATTGCTTATATCACCAACACTTGCCGCTCCAATGCGTGCGTCTGCTCTTGCGTTTGTGTAATATAAATTTGAACCTTCTGATAAGTCGCCTGTGTCGGCGGCTGTAATGCGAGCATCTGCTCTAGCATCTGTATAGTAAAGATTTGTTCCTTCACTTAAATTTGTTGTTGATTTTGCTGTTAGTGCTGAATCAAATCTTGCTTGTGTATAATATAAGTTTGTAACTTCTGTTAAATTAGCAGTTGTTTTTGAACTTAGATCTAAGTTAGCGCCAGTTGCGGCCGCGACCCTTGCGTTTGCTCTTGCATCTGTATAATAGAGGTTAGTTGAACCTTCTGCTATATCATCAGTATCATTATTAGACAAGTCTTCTTGTGTAATAGTTTGAGCAATAAATTTAACGCCGTTCCATTTAAGGAACTGGCCATTTGCAATGCCTGTTAAATCAACATCACTTAGTACGCCAACACTCTTGGCCGCCAATCTTGTATCAACTCTTGCGTTTGTAAAGTATAAGTTTGAACCTTCTGATAAGTCGCCTGTATCAGCCGCCGCTATTCTTACATCTGCTCTAGTATCTGCTCTAGCATTTGTGTAATATAAATTAGCACCCTCTGCTAAATTAGCAGTTGTTTTTGCCGCTAACCTTGTATCAAACCGTGCATCTGTATAATATAAATTTGTGTTTTCTGCTACAACATTTGTATCAAGTGTTTGAAAGGATTTATCACCTCTATAATATTGTACAGATGTTCCTGCTGTTATTGTACCTTCCTTTAATGCTAATGAATCAAATACTGCATTCTGTGAAGGAGCAATATCTACTGTGCCGTTGTTAATTGCATCGGCAACTGCGGCTGCTTTTGCTCTTGCGGCTGTAAAGTAAAGGTTGCTTGAACCTTCTGATAAATCATCAGTGTCATTATCGGCTAAGTTTTCTTCTAGAACATTGGACGCAATAAATTTACTATTGCTACTATCCCATTTAAGGAACTGTCCATTTGCAATACCTGTTAAATCAACATTGCTTATATCACCAACACTGGCCGCTCCAATGCGTGCGTCTGCTCTTGCGTTTGTGTAATATAAATTTGTACCCTCTGCTAAGTTAGTTGTTGACTTTGCGGCAAACCCTGCATCTACGCGAGCATCTGCTCTAGCATTTGTGAAGTATAAATTAGTACTACCTTCTGACAATGCATCTGTGTCTGCGGCTGTAATGCGAGCGTCTGCTCTAGCATTTGTGTAATATAAATTAGCGCCTTCTGCCAAGTCGGCAGTTGTTTTAGCAAGTAACCGTGTATCCCAACGTGCATCTGTGTAGTAGAGATTTGATCCTTCAGCAACGCCTGTAGTTAAGGTGCCCGCAGCCAAATAGGCTGTTGCCGCTGTTGTTGCCGCTGTACCTAATCCTAAGTTAGTTCTTACTGTGGCGGCATTTGCTACATCGCTTAAATTGCTTGCCGCTGTTAATTGTAATGCATCCTGGCCATCAACATAAAGTTTTGTTGCGGCGTGTAAATCTGCTGTTGGTGCACCTGCTAATACTAGTGTACCAGTTAATGTACCGCCTGCTAATGCTAATTTAGTTGCAATTAAGTTTGTAACTGTAGTTGAAAAATTAGCATCATCACCTAATGCGGCCGCCAATTCATTTAGCGTATCCAATAGGCCCGGCGCTGTATCAATAGCATCTGATATTCCTGCATCAACATAACCTTTAGTAGCGGCGTGTAATGCACTTGTTGGCGCACCCGACAATGTTAAAGCACCTGTCATTGTACTGCCTGCTAAGGTAACATAATCACCCGGTGTAAAGCCAACTAAGTTAGTTGCTGATGTTGCTGTATCTGCATTACCTTTAAAAGATACCGCATAAATTTTATTAAATCTTTTTACTCCTGTGCCTAAACTTGTGGTGGCATCAGCAGTTGGGACTTTAGATGTGTCTAAATGTAAATATTTTGCATCTGCTTCGGCAGTTGAGGAAATTGCTAAGTTTGTTCTAGCATCTGCGGCTGTAACATCGCTTAAATTGTTTGCTACTTTAACAAATGCTGTATCTGTTAAACCATTAAGTGTTGTAGCATCTGTGCCGGCAGCAATTGTAATGTCATCAACATTCTGGGTAATTGTAACATTAGATCCTGCTATTAAACTTCTAAACCTTAGATCCGCAACATTTTTATCTCTAAAAACACTTGCTCCAGAACCAGTAGTAATTCCGCCTGTAATATCGCCGGTTCCTGATCCTGTTGACGAAACAGTAATTTCGTCTGTTGTGGACGAAATATTAATACCTGTTCCGCCTATAACTGTTTTAAATCGTAAGTCTCCAAGCAATTTATCCCTGAACACTCCAGTACCCGAACCTGTATTCGAGCCTGTATTGATCTCACCAGTATTTCCGCCGTCGGGTAAAACACTATTAATAAACGCTTGTGTTACGGTATCAAACACCAATACTTGATTGGCTGATAATGTACCCGTCTGCGAGAAAGGAATACCAGTTGATCCTACCGTACTACTTGATGATCCAATTGACATATCTATATTTCCCCAGAATTATCTTTAAAGAATTCTATATAGGTATTTATCTAATTTAGGTTTGCTTAATGATTAAGAAGCACTTGTATAAGTTGGCCGTTCTGCATACTATCATTATTTGCAGGGGTGATATGGGTTCTATCAATACGAATACGAAGATATATAAAATTACCTTCAAAACTACGTGCTGTTGTTGTGGTAGTTGCGACTGAATATACTAAAGGAACCGTAGCACCGTCTAAATTAATGGCAAACCAGTCACTTTCTGTTGGTGCATTTGCTAATGTTCCTTCAACATAAATTTTACCAATAAATCCTGCTAGATAAAATGCCATTGTATGCAATCCATCTGTAAAACCATAGAACGAATCTCCCCTAACTTTGTCACTGGTTAGGTTAAAATTAGTTCCGGTGGATCCTATAACTTGTACTGATTGTGCCATAACAATTGTATTTATCTATCTTATAATCATTTCATCGACTAACTGTGGAATGCACGAAAACACATTTTGGTTTTTAATTCTATCCATCTCAAGTGTATATTTTACCATTTCATTATGTATTTTATCTCCCAAATATCTAATTTTTTCTAATGAAGCAATAAGTTTATCATAACGTTCATCATTTTTATTCTTATAATACTGTACAATGTTTTTAATGGTTGCTGGTTGTAATGCCGCAACCGAAAGATAATTTGGTCCTAATACAAAATGATTTAATTCTACATAACCTCGTGGTACAGAACCAATATATAGTCCATCGGAATTACTAAGGGGTTTGGAGCAAGTGTGTTTATATTTTTGAACCATAATATCCCACCAATCAACAAGTTTATCTAATGAAAAAACATTATATACTTGAATAGTTGGAAACAAAATAAATCTAGTATTTTTATGTTCTGTAAAACTTTGTATAAATGCTTCAATATTTTCTATTTTAGCAAACTGTTGGGGTGAATATCTTATATATGTTCCAACGAAGCCTACGCCATCAACAGATAAAGTTATCAGAACATTTTTACATTTATCTAATAATTGCTTAACACTTTCCATTTCTTTATTTAAAATAGTACCATTTGAAGTTATTGAAATTGTTAAATTAGAAAGTATATTAATATCAGAAAAATATTGTAAAAGAGGCAATAAATCAGGATTCATCATTGGCTCGCCACCTTTTAGAACTAACGTCTTTAATTTTGTTAAATCAATTTCTTTAAGATGCGATACTATATCAAACGGTTTTGTAGGCGGCCTCTTTGAATGTCTATCAGCCCATGGAAGCGGATCGGCGATCATTTCTTCATATTTTAACCACGAACTACTAAAAAAAGAATTGCAGGGGGCACAACTTAAATTACATGTATTACTATGATTTATTTCTATTACAGTAATATTAGTTTCCCATCCATCATGAAAACCTTTCAGGCCATCTTGATCTGGCGGCGTTAGCCAAGTAGTTTTTTGACTACGGCCGGGTCTTGAGCGATATCTACGGTCACATACCTCACATCCTGGTGATGGTTCATTATTGCGAGCCTGTTGCTGTAATGTTTTTCTTTCTTTTGATTCTAAGATATCTTTTAACTGATAAGTATCAGACATTACGCCAAAATCATTATTATTAATTATATCACTAGATTCTAGTCTAGGATTTCTTGGCGAGAATCCATGATGGTCGCCATATGCACAACAAGGCTTAACACTCTTATCTGTATCAAATACTAATCCAGTAAAAATTGCAGGACACATTTGATTATTATCAATTGGCTTATCATCCATACTACTATTTATTCATAAAAAAAGCCCCCTACGTATTCTTGTAGGAGGCTTTTAACTGTCTTGTAATAGCATAAATTTCTACCTCTTCTCTATTTTAGAAACGCTACGGTTTCGAATCACTGACATGTTTGCTATAGTGTATTCAATACCATTACAAAGATATTTAACTATTATATTATAAAATGAGGTTTAAAGGCCATAATAACCCATATATTGTTGAACGTCGGGTTTCTTTTCTTCAATACCAAGTTCTTTTTCTAATTTTTCTATTTTCTCATTGAGTTTATCAATTTTTGTGGCTTGAGAAGAAATATTCGTTCTTAAACTATCGTGCTTAACATCGGCATCTTTGTTCTGATCTACTATATTTTGATAATCGCTATCCCATTGATCATTTTGGGATTGAATTTTATCTTCTAATTCTTTAATGCGTTTAAATAAATCGCTAATCTGACTGCTCATCAATGTCCTCAAACAACCGTGCTTCGGCCTCACGGCGTCGTGTTAGACCCTTAGATACTAGGCCGCCGGCCCTGTTCCATCTTTTCATTTGGTACGGTACTTCAGTATATTTACCTGCATTCAATACTTTAAGCATAGTGCTAGAGCGTAAATTAGTTGGTCCTAAATTATATACCCAACTTGTTAATGCATCAAATTGATTTTGCTGGAGGTCAACAAAAACGTAATTATTAATGTAACTCTCAAATTCTTTTAATTCCTCAGTAAGCATATGTTCTGCTTGATCGTCGGTAATACGCATACCTTCATTAACCCCTTTAGTATGGCCATATCCAATTGTCCATTTACCAACCAAGTCTCGATATGCCTCAAGTTCGCAACCTTCAAATCGTTTAATTAAATCGATGCCTCTTTGACTAATTTTCAATTTTTAATTCCTCATTTAAACAACATTCCATGTCGAGCCGCTACGCAACAGACTGTTTATGTCGGCTTGATCATTAGCGACGGCCGCGGCGTTGATTTGCTCATACACTGCATCGTCATAGGTCAAGGCCGGTTCACAATACAGCACTCCCACAGCAACTGGAAAGTCTGGATTACACATATCTGCCAACATTCCGGCCATGACACGATCCGTTTCATCATGGACTAAGATGTCGCTTTCGCTGATACCGTTGAGCCCTAGTTGGACAACCTCTAATTTCAATGCGCCTGACTTCATACGAATACCCTTATCGTTGTCCTTTCCAAATATCATTGGCAAGCCGTTCTCCAATACAAGCGTACCCTCGGCAGCAGTTGCTTTTTCTGCAAAAGACGAGAAAACAGCATCGTTATAGACAATGCAATTGGTGTAAATCTCCACGAAGGCCGCACCTTGATGAGCGTGGGCCTTTTGCAGTACACCCGGCATATGTTTCTGCTGAGTATCCACTGCCCGGGCTACGAATGTTGCGTTCGCACCCAAGGCAAATAAACATGGCGACACCGGCCGATCAAGAGAACCCATTGGCGATGACGGCGAGCGCAGGCCTGGCTGTGACGTTGGCGAATACTGCCCCTTCGTCAGGCCATAGATTTCATTGTTGAACAGCATGATCTGCATGTTGACGTTGCGCCGTAGAACGTGCAGTAACTGGTTGCCGCCAATTGACAGCCCGTCGCCATCACCAGTGACTACCCAGATATCTAAGGCTGGATTAGCAAGTTTCACCCCTGTAGCAAATGCGGGGGCCCGACCATGAATAGTATGAAAACCATAGGTTGCCATGTAATACGGAAACCGCGACGAACAGCCAATACCAGATACAAACACAACATTTTCAGGTGGCGTGCCAATATTTGCAAGTGCCTTTCGCACCCCCTGCAGAATGGCGTAATCGCCACAGCCGGGGCACCAACGAACTTCTTGATCGGAAGCGAAGTCCTTAGCCGTTAGTGATGTTGAATTGGCGTTCATTTTGCGGCTCCTTACTCAATTCCATCTCAAAATTCTCTACTTCATTATATGTCATACATTGCTCAATACTATGAATACTATGATTCATTCCTAGTTTAAGCATAACAATGTCTTCTTTCTCATTTATAAAAATATTATGTCCATAGTAATAATAACGCGGTGAACGACCATGACTAAAGTGCCGTCTTTGGCCTTTCAGGGACGACTTGTTTGAGCGGGTTTGGGCCTGTGGGTCGCGGTCTAGTCCAAAGATCGCTCTTGACATATTATGATTAAATCTATATTCATCATCTGTTTTGTTTTCAAAAAACATTCTAATCCATTCAAGGCCAGTTTGATATAATTCTGGTGTTGACTTAAACCCTATTTTATAACGATACTTCCTCCAAAATAAACTTTTACGAAATATTAATTTTTCTCCCGATCTTAATAATGCCCAGTGTGTATTATTAATAGGACGTTCTGCAGAAATAATATACTCACCAAAATTCTCTACTAAGTATTTCCAATCTTCATACTTCTCTAAAAAAATTGTGCGTGTCTCGGCATAACGTTCTTTATATTCACTATGAAATGGATATTTATTGTACTTCGCTCTAAGCCAAGCACTCATTTGTATTTCCATATCAATTAATTCAGGAACAGGTGTTGGCTTTTCTCCACGATTTTGTATCGCCGCTTTGCCGATATAATAAGCATTATAAGTTCGCCAATACTTCGTCTTACAACGTTTAAATACTATCTTAAATGGGTATCCGGGCCTACTTCCAGTATTTGCATAATATAATTTTTGAACTGGTAATATTTTACCTGTTGTGTTTGGATAATATTCACTAAACATCTAATTATACTCGAAATTTAACTCTCCGTCAACTAAAGATACACGAACTTTGCCGCCCTCTTTTAGTTGGCCGAAAAGTATTTCTCTACTCAATGGCTTCTTAATACGTTCTTCAAATAATCTCTTTAAAGGTCTTGCACCCATTGTTTCATTATATCCTTTATCTCTTAACCAAAGTTTAACTTCTTTTAGCAGTGTAATTTTAATGTTTCGATCTTTAAGCAAAGTGTTTGTTTCATTAATAACCTTATCTACAATTAACAGTATAACTTGTTCAGTTAATCTTTCAAACTTTACTGTAGCATCGAGTCTGTTTCTAAACTCTGGGGCAAAGAATGATTCAATTGCTTTATCATCCTCACCAACTCTAACTTGCGATCCAAATCCAATTGCATTTTTCTCCATCTCAGATGCACCTAAATTGGATGTCATAATAATAATTGTACTATAAAAATTAACTGTCTTGCCATCACTGCTTGTTAACTTGCCGTCATCCATAACTTGTAATAACAATTGTAATACTTCTGGGGCGGCTTTCTCTACCTCATCTAATAGTAAAACAGAATTTGGATTTTTCTCTACATCATTAATAAGTTGTCCGGATCCAACACTACCTTCAGAGAATCCTACATATCCTGGAGGTGCACCAATTAACTTACTAACAGAATGCTTTTCCATATACTCTGACATATCATATCGTAATATATTAATGCCAAGGCTTTCTGCTAATTGTTTTGCTGTCTCAGTTTTACCGCAACCAGTTGGTCCAACAAACAAGAAACTACCAATTGGTTTGTTAGGTTCGCGCAGGCCTGCTTTGTTAACAAGTATTGCATCAGTTAGAACTGTTAATGCTTTGTCTTGGCCAAACACACCTTTTTGTAAGTTTGTTTCTAAATGCTCATACGTATCGGTTTCATCTTTGTCAATAACTTCAATTGGCAAGTTAGCCAATTTACTAATAATTTTTTCTAAGTCTTTAACAGTAATTGCTGTTGGTTCTTCTTTGTCTGAATTAAACAAACGCACCTTGGCGCCGGCCATATCCATAACATCAATTGCTTTGTCTGGCAAAAAACGTCCTTGAATATATTTGTCTGTAACTTCTACAACATAATCCAATGCTTTACTATCAAATTTAATATTGTGAAATGCTTCATAATATGGTTTGAGACCGCGCATAATTCGTTTAGTATCTTCAATGCTTGGCTCTGGAACATCAAGTTTATGGAAGCGTCTCATTAACGCTCTATCTTTTTCTACGTGCTTGCGGTATTCCTCATATGTTGTTGCACCAATAACTTGTATATCGCCCTTACTTAAAATTGGTTTTAATAGTTGGGCGGCATCAATATTACTTTGGCCTGCACTTCCTGCTCCAAGAATTTGATGTATCTCGTCAATAAACATAATAGCATTTCCTTTTGCTACTAATTCTTGCAAGACAAGTTTAATGCGTTCCTCAAAGTCGCCTCGATACTTTGAGCCTGCAACCATTGCTCCAATGTCTATACTCCACACTTCTTTGTCTGCAAGTAATTTAGGAACCTCGCCATCAACAATCTTTTTAGCAAGGCCTTCAGCAATTGCTGTTTTACCAACCCCTGCTTCACCTACTAAAATTACATTATTCTTTTTACGTCTAGCCATTGTTTCTTGCAATGCTAGAACTACGTCCTCACGTCCTATAAGTGGGTCAATTTTACTATCTTCGGCTTCTAAATTAAGATTAGTACACCATTGTTCAATCTCTTCCACAGACTCATTTATTTTTTCTTTAGTTAATGCTTCAACAAGTCTGTCTTTATCAACATTATTCTTTATTAAGAAATGACAGGCATAACTTTCAGATTCGCTCATTAAACTTACTAATATATCTTTTGGTTCTAAATTTTTACGTCCACTAAAAATTACTTGAGTTAATGCTCTATGGAACACTCTTTCCAAACTTTGTGTTTTGCGAGGCGGCGAATTTAACTCAATTTTAATCTCATCTTTATCAAATTTAATATGATTACCTAATTCTTCTCTTAAAGATGGCGTCTTACCACCACATTTTTCTAATACAGCATTAACATCATCTTCTTGCAATAAACTATATAAAATATGCTCAAGCGTCACATATTCGTGACTATTCTCATGAGCGATATCAACTGCCCTGCTTATTACTGTTTCAATTCTATCTGCCATGCTTATTCTTTTTCCTCTGTTTTTTCATAGCCATATTTAATATTAATTTAGATACACGTTGATTAAAAGTAATACCATCTAAATGATCTAACTCGTGTTGAAAACACCGTGCCTCAAAGTCTCCGAAAAATTCTCGTTGTATTTTACCATCGATTGAATTCCATTTTGCTAATATTGTTTTTGCTCTTTTTACAGGCATCCACAAATCAGGAAAACTTAAACATCCTTCTTGGTCTGCTTCTACCACAATACTTTTTTTCTCAATTACTGGATTTATAATAATTCGATTAATATTCTTATCTCTCATAACAAATATTCTACTATTGCCAGCAACTTGGGGATGTGATAATCCTACACCATTATTATTATACATAATTTCTAGCATTTGTCTACCTATATCTTCAAGTTCTAATTTAGCAATTTCGTCAAAATTAACCTCAATACATTTTTGACGTAATACTTTATTTGGATGTATAACTAGTTCCATACTAATAATATTTATCTGGATTTTGATCCAAGACCTTTAATTTCTTTAATTAATAGCATTTGTTCAACATTTACTCGAGGAATTATAACATTTGCAATTAGAAATAAATTACCTACATTCCTTGTATTTGGATTTAATATACCTTTTCCTTGTAATCGAATTCGTTGTCCTGGTTGCGTTCCAGCAGGTACTTTTACACTTAAAGTTTTTCCATCGAGATGAGATATTTGTACCTCACAACCTGTAATAGCATCAAAGCAATCTATAGTTATAATGGTAATTAAATCATCACGTTCGCGTTCCCAATCCTTTTTACCCAATACATTAATAATAAGTACTAAATCACCAGTCGGGATTGCTGGATGCCCGGTTTCTCCAAGTCCAGCATAGCGAATTCTAGTGCCATGCTCGATTCCAATTGGTATACTAACATTTACAGAACGAATTTGACCATTTGGCAATTGTAAATCTAATTGCTTTTCTGCCCCGTTATAAATTTCATCTAATGTAATATCTAATTGAATTGAGATAGAACGATTAGATTGTCCTCGGCCCGGGCCGAAGCCTTCGTTAAACACATGCTGAAAAACTGCTCCAAGGCCGCCAGGTACATTACCTAAATCCTGGAATGGGAACCCTGATGTAAAATTTCCACCCCCTGATTGCCAATTACGCATATTATCATATTCTTCTTTCTTTTGTGAATCCTTTAAAGTGTCATACGCTTCGTTTATTTCTTTAAACTTTTCTTCGTTGCCGCCCCTATCAGGATGATGTTTTTGTGCTAATTTGCGAAAAGATTTTTTAATCTCAGCATTGGACGCATTTTCTTTTATACCCAAAGCATCATAATAGTCTACCATTGTAATAACTACTCTTTCTTAAACATATTTAGAAAATTTAAACTAAAACTATTATCTGTTTTCTTTGACTTTAAAGTATCCTCTAATTTCTTATTGTAATCATCTCGTTGACTATCAATTGCTGTTTGAGTACGATTGTAATATTCTTTATATGCTTTAATAATTGCTTGTTGTTGTGCAAGCAATTCACGTATTTGTGCAAAGTTAAGACTCATTGCTTTATAACCATCATCAGTTAAAGCAAATAATACTATATCTTTTCGTTGGTCTTGAAGTTCTGCAAATACTTCTTCAATATTCTCTGGGGTAACTACAAACCATTCAATTTTACTTAAATCTAATTCTCTCACTTGAGGAGTATTAAGTGGCACTGGCTGTACTGGCTCACTAAGAATAGTAATACGTTCTCTCCCTGCACAACCTACAAGAATACTAGTTGTTAGGGCTATAATTAGGGTGGATGCTAGGACACTCGGCATTATATTCGCTCCTTTTATTTGCATTAAGTTCTGCTTCAGTTAACGGTGCACCGGCTAACACTTCGAAACAACGTAATGCATTTTTAGTTGCATTATTAATTACCTTGGCTATAAGATTAGGTTTACGTTCTGCTAATTTACCAATATCTCTAGTACCAAAGTTTTTACTTACTTTATTAAACTTCTTTTCAAGAGCATTATAATCTCTATGGAAGTCAGCAAATTCATTCTGAAGTTGTGCCAAAATATTATTACTTCGAGAAACATCAGCATTTAATTGTTTAATTGTTACTTCTTGTGATGCTGTCTTAGCCAAATAGGCCGCATTTTGTTCTGCGGCTGTTCTTAATTTGTTTTGAGTATCTGTATAATAAAAATAGGCTACGCCAACAAGTCCTGCTAATAGTAAACCCATAATTAAATATAGTTGTAATTTACCTAAAAACATTACCTACTTCCTCCTAACGGCATTACTAATTTAAAAATAAATGCCTCAACCCTTTTTTCAAATCCTATATAAGCATGATCGTCATCAAACCACCAAGACCATTTTCCTTTGCAATGACCATCGCACCAGTTGACAAATGTATGCGGAACACTAGGGCGACCCAATGTTACAACGTGTGATAATCTTTCGGGAGGCCATCCATTAATTAATGAATACGTTTTTGAATGATCTAAATGCACTCTTTGTCTCGCCCTTGCTACGTGCGGCCCAAAAGCAAAAGTATTTTCAAGTTTATTGTATTCTGTGGAGGATAACGATTTACTGTGCGTTTTCATTTTCGGTTTTCAAAGCCATTGCTTGGCCATGGCTATTCTGTATAACAATATATTTGCCTATATTGTTTACATTATAACATGGTCCAAACATCTTTTGCAACCTTAAAATGCGTGGATTATCAAAACGAATTGGTTTATTTTTTATAATATCCGATTCTAAAAGAACATCTATATTACCAACAGTGTATATTTCATAACTTACGGTACGTGGTAACGTATGCTTATCGTTTGTAATAATATGAAAACGCCCTTCTGAAATAAAATGATCACGAGCAAGTTCATCTACAACAAAACTTTCTGCGGCCGCCTCTTTATCATGTATTTCTTTTGCTTCATGATACTTTGTACTATCTAATATAACTTCTTTCAATAAATTTTCTGGAGTTAACTCTACAATTTCTTTTCTTGGAAAACCTTTAAAACTCCATTCATTAGTTGATACAACATTTTTTATATCTGTAAGTAATTTTAAAAACTGCAATGGAAAAGATTTATCACGTTTAAATTCACAAAAAACCATGTAAGTACCATTAGTTGTCGGACCAGGACTAACATCGGTATCAATTATATCTAATGCTCCTGTACGAATAAATTCCTCTAGATCGTTCGCAGGCCCTTCATCAATCATTTCAAATCCTACTACGATAAGATGATCCTCATCACCGGCACGTGGTTGAAATAAATCAATTGAAATTTCTTTAAGAATGGTCTCTCTAAGATCATTCTCTCTGAGGCCTTCGTTAAGCGGCCGGAGGTTCTGCATCTATTGGTGCTCCCATAGCCGCTGTTGCGTCCATTTGTATATCTTGGCCTTGCTGTTGCGCGGCACTCCCATCACCTAACCCCTCATCATATGCTTGATTAAGAGATGACATATCAATGTCTTTGCCTGAGATCTCTAAACTTCTATCATCAAAGTTTTCAATGAAGCGTCGAGGCATTTCAATCTTTACTAACCAAACATCTTTGGTGTCTGTTTTTGGTGTTTTTGATCTTAAGTCTTCAATGTCTTCAAGACTTTTAACTTTGCGAGGAAACTCAATTTGGTCTTTAACATATTCTACTTTGCAACCTTGCTTATTTAATCTACGCATTGCCTCAGGATCTGGCATATTGCCATGTGGATACATAAGTGTAACATTAAACCAATGTCTTTCTAAAAGAGGGCCTTCAACAACTTCGCCAAGTGACCAATTCTTATAAGCATAAATGCCAGTTTCGTCTAGAATTTTCTCAAATTCCAACAGAAGATCCAGCAGGGTTTCATTTCCGTTAATCCGGTTAATGTTTTCAACTGCATCTCTAATAAATGTATTGTCTTTTGCCATATAAGTATTTATCATTAAATAATTCTTTGATGAGTCTATAAAAGCAATATTATCATATTACTATTACTGTGGTTCACTAAATATTATTAAGATGGGCAGAAAACGAAAACGTTCACAACGTGATCAAAAATTTGACCAGACTGCAATTGAGTCTTGTTATAATGAACCAATAAATGGTAATCCAAGTAGGGATTATAGACATCCACCTACTCTAAAACCTCGAAACATAACTCAATCTAAATATATTAACACATTAAATGACCAAAGTCAACACATTATTTTCGCAGTAGGACCTGCTGGTACAGGTAAAACTATGATTGCTGTACATAAAGCAATTGAAGCATTTAAAAATAAAGAAGTTGACAAGATAGTTATTACTCGCCCTGCTGTTAGTGTAGATGAAGAACACGGATTCTTACCAGGTGATCTAATAGAAAAAATGATGCCCTGGATGCGACCAGTGTTTGATATCTTTTATGAACATTTTAGTCCAAAGCATACAAAATATCTACTTGAAAGTGAAAAAATAGAGATCGCCCCACTTGCATATATGCGCGGTAGAACTTTTAAAGACTGTTGGATCGTCGCTGACGAAATGCAAAATGCAACACCTTCACAAATGAAAATGCTTTTAACTAGAATCGGCGACCGTTCACGTATGATTGTAACTGGTGACCTTATGCAACACGATAGAGGTTATGAAAAGAACGGACTAGATGATTTTATATCAAAACTTAAAACCACAGAATCAAATGGTATAGTTGTACTTGAATTTCATAGTAAGGACATCGAACGACATCCTGCTGTAGTTGAGGTTTTAAATGTATATGGCGATATAAATCCAGTAACTAAACGTTAGTGGCAGTGACTAAGTTATAAATTTCCTTCCATTTTTTAACAACAATAGCATTACCATCATATGTGTTATTATGAGTATGTTCAACTAAAATACTTTTAAGACCAAGTTCTAAACCTAAATCGGCATTTGCTGGCTTATCTTCGATCCACCAACAGCCACTATCTTTATATTCTGCTAATGCTTCGTCCTTATCACTGCCGCTCTCAAGTGATACTAATCTCTCTATTGCAGTATTACCAAATAAATTATAAAGATTTTTTCGCCTTGCCCGAACAGCAAACCGTTCTTTAGTTAAAGAAGTAATTACGTGAAAAACATATCCGTGCTCTTCATGTAATTTCCTTACATACTTAATTGAATCCCGCAAAGAAGATAAGTGCCCAATAGCGGCACTTTCATTAAATTGATTAACTAATTTACGACCTTCTTTTTTTGATAAATCAAATCTTATATCAATATGATATAATCTTTTAAAACCTCTAATAGGCTTATAACCTTTTTCTTTCATCCAACTGTGGAATGCATATTCCCAGTCCAATAAGACACCGTCGGCATCCGTTAAAATTACCTTTCCAGATTGCATTTTGTTCCTCTTGCTGTAACTTCGAAGAGAATACTCTTCCAAGGTTGCCATAATTCATTTTATAACTTATATGTCTTATTATTAATTATTATATGATATTCTTTGCCAACTGGCCCAAATTTAACTTTGCCGCTACCTGAAAGTTTACCAAGTGCTTTCATTACAAGACTGCTTATCTGTCCATTGTTCTCTCCAGTATATTCTGGCAATGAGTCAATAACTTTTTGCACATCGCCTGACGCTTCTTCTACAGTGTGTACCCTATCTGGTCTAGTTGTAATAGACTCAACAGTTTGTGGTGCATCAAGAAACTCTTGTATCTGTAATATAAGAGCAGACTTTTTTAATCTTTTGTCAAGCTCAATACCTAACGAACGTCCATATTCTTCTAACTGGGCTTTTGTCATTTTTTTAAAACTTAATGTCATATTTCACCTCGCACACGTATTTATAGTCAAGTATTACGTGATACTTCTAATTGTACTAAACAAGCCGCTAAATTAATTTCTGGATCGGCACACGTTGTATGCTTAACTAACCCATCTCTAATAATTAAAATGGCTTCATTTTGTTTATCTGTTGTTTCTCCCCAATACTCTAAATTGCGATATAAAAATTTAAAAATATCTTCATATTCCGCTGGACTTGCTTTGCTACATATTAATTTACGTGCTTCTTTAATATGTCCTGCTTGAAATAATTCTACCATTTTAACTTTATAATCTGGGCCGGCATTCTCACTTCGATGTGGAGAAAGTAATTTACCAGTTTGTGCATTCATTTGACACATATTAATACACTTGCGTAAATCTGGATAAGACACTTTAACATATAATTCCAACGTTGGAATATCAAATTCAATATCTTCATCTTGAAGTATTTGGCCAATCCTAACCATATAATCGGTTTCATCTAACCGTTCAATATGGAAACCTTGACAACGAGAATGTATTGCTGGAATAACCCTATGCGGATAGTTACACGTTAATATAAAGCGAACAGAACTAGCATACTGCTCCATAACACCACGTAGCGCCGCCTGTGCGCCCTCTGTAGTGTAATCCGCTTCATCAAGTATAATATACTTGAATTCACCAAATGGTAATGTGCTACAAAAGTTTGTAATCTTTTCTCTAATTATATCTATGCCACGTTCGCGGCTTGCATTAATCTCTAACACATCGCCCCAATCGGCACCAATTTCATTTAGCAACACTTTCGCAAGAGTTGTTTTACCTACGCCGGGGGCGCCACTAAACAACAAATGTGGAATAGCACCACTTTTAACCCAAGAATGTACTTGTCCTTTTTGTGCTTCATCTCGAAACACATACTCTGTTAATTTCTCAGGCCTATATTTTTCTACCCACAATTCTTTCATTATTTTTGCTTTTTATTTTCTTGGCCGACGCCGGTAATAATTAAAAATACATATAATATCGGCCAGGCCCAACCTGTTAAATATCCTGTAATATGTAATATCATTAACACAATACCTGTTAAGCCTGTTGTACTAAGGCCGGCCGGTTTACTAATTTCTGGTAACTTCATAACATTAACCTTGCCCTTACAGCATCTTCATTACTATTAAACTTTATTATAACATCATTTAAGAATGTGTCAACCCAGTAAAAATCTTTTTCATAAACTAAACCAACCTGACCTAATTTATTACAAATGATGGCTAAGGCCTCCGATTGCGTATAATTCGCATTCAGAGCACCACCCTCTCGTACTGGTATTTTATATGGCGAGCGGGTTGATAAACCCTTAACGTCAAATTTAATTTGCATTTAATTCATTAGTTCAATGTTAGGGCCCAGGCTAGGATTACTAAACATACCCAAATTTTCAGGTGATGGTTTTGTTTCACTATGCATAAGAATACCTTCAGGATCGATCTGCCAGATTTTCATATCTTGATATTTTATACCTTCAGACCATCTTCCGTGATGTACTAAAATCCATTCACCCTCTTTAATCTCATCTTTAAATATACAGTTGTTACCCATACTATATATTTGACACCAACGGGGACGTATACCGTGGGTTTTCATATTATCGTCTCTAATAATAATTCCACTAGCAGTTTTGCGTTCCCCGTGTTCAAGATTTATTGCAAGTATCTTATCTTGTATTGCTCTAATTTTCATTTTTTACTACCGGTTGTATTTTAAGTTGTCGAGCACAAATGTTAGTAGGTTCTAATACTGCATTGGCCGCCTCCCAATCGGCAGGGCCATTAGGATTAATTCCAGTTTTAGTAATGTGCTTATATACTTTTTCTAAAAAATCTTCTTCAGTATATTCTAACTGAAGTCTTCGTACAATGCATCTACAAAATTTATTGCCCACTTCTATAAGCATTTTTAAATCATATGTTCTACCAGTAAGTTTACCGTTAGCAACTCTATCATTTAATCGTTCCATGCACATTCTATCCCATGCTTCTATAGTACTATCTTTATATGAACAAGCGGCACGGCTTACACCATCATATTGAGACATACATGGGCCGTGTGGCCACGGATCCTGATGTTGTTGCTTAAATCCATATGCTGGTGTTGTTAAAAATATCAGAAAGAAAGATATTAAAAATTGTTTCATTATTTTATCCTATGTATAAAGATCATCGATACTCTTTTTTGCTTTATTTAGAGTTTCTTTGCTTTTTTCTTTCTTTTGCTTCTTTGCATCCCCCGATGCTATTACACGATCTTCTTCTGTAGTTACTTTTCCAGTTGGTGTTTCAACTGTATCCTCAGGATCTACCCACTCGTCAAATTCTTGTTTTTGCATCTGCGGAACATCTAAGCCTGCCTCTGTTGGTTGCATATTATCCGCTTGTACTGATGGAAGATCATCTTTAATGCTTTGTGTTTTGACGGCCTTTGGATTATTTTCATAATATGCGGACGCGGCTTCTTGCACTGTTTCAATAATTTTGCCACCTGGTCCTAACTTATCACCTCTAGCATTCGTTCCTGCATTGCCAGCGGCAATTGTTTCTGGTTGTTCGGCCATCAACGCTTCCATATCAAGAACCCTGCCTTGTGCTGTTTTACGTTCTACCATTTTTATCTCCTACTAAGAACTCATTAAAATTAAGTTCATATTTTATACTATCTACTTTATGAATACCAATCAAATACAATACATAACTTGCTACGCTCGATCCTCTGCCAACACCCCAAACGATATTATGCTTCCTCATAGTCTCTACAAAATATACCAGGAATCGTAACAAATCTAAGAGGCATCGTTCTTTATAAACTGTTAACTCTGCTTTAGTTCGTAACTGATGTATCGTATGTGTTTGCGTTTTTGCTTTTTCCATTAAGTAATTTACAATATCTAAATCTTTATATTCATCTGGCATAAACCATTTGGTTTGATTTAACTTATCAAATTCAATAATATCTAATTCTACTGCCTCATTGGCTTTTAACACCGGCCAATTGTTATTCATTATATGCGTATATTTATTAAATAGATCGATGTCGTAGTCTACATTAACTATAATATTATCCAGATTATAATCATTATACACCAATTCCATACAATCGTTGGAATTTAATACTATTTGTCCTAATGAATTCTTTATCATTCTACAATTTGTGGTCGAAATTTTGCTAATTCAACTACCTCACCCAATGTATTATCACCATCCATGATTTCAGTTATAATATCAAAGTTTACACTATTTTCGGGTGGGTTGTCAAGTTCTTTTTTATCTTTGGGTGTAAAATCTATAGTATCACAATCATCTCTGTGCCACCATGGTTGATCATGGAACGATAAATCACCTATCCATTCTTTTACTCCAGGTAGTGTACATTGTTCTTCGCCAGTATAATGAAAATTTAACTTAGTACTACTTGACCAGGACGATACATCTAATATCATTAAACCTGGAAATGTTATTGCTTGTAATTTATAAAACAATACTCGCGTAATTATATCATCGTATGGGGCCTCAGGAAACATTACTGGATTAGTTCGTATATGTTCTTTTATTGGATCACTAAACCAAAATTCATCTTCATATGATATAAACATACTTTTATGCAACACATGTTCTATAAAAAATCCTAATTTATTATATGCTAAACTTGGTTCATCTCGTTTATCATCCTGGGGGCCAAATTGAAAATGAACCTCAATATGAAATTCAACAGGTTCAACCATGCCGTTAACATATCGAGTTGCTAAAAATTCCGTATTGTATGTTACAAAATTATCATTCGCTAGCATCGTCGCCGTTTTCTTCCTCATATTGTGTAATCAAATACTCGTTGATTACATCATCTAACCAGACATCAAGTCGTAGTTTAATCACTCCTTGATTCGACAATGTTAACAATGCAAAAGTTATAAATGATGTCATTTCATCAACATCATTAAATGCTTTTAAAAGTGTTTTACTAACTATTTTTTCTAGTTTACCTTCTTTTAAAATAAGGTGTTTACTTGGATGGTGCATAACAGTTGACTCCTACAAATACAATTATTCATCTTGTTCCTCTCCTTCAATTGTACCAATATTAATTACTTCATCCTTTGGATTAGGTTGTTGTTTTTGTAATCGTAAATGATATTCATCATTTAATTGATGATACAATTGCTCCATTTGAAATATAATTTGGCCGCTCATACCAGCACGTCTTGCGCCACTAATTTTGCCTGCCAAAGAATTGATTTTTTCTAACAAATCATCTTCTGTTAAATCCCACATATTCAAAAACGGATTAAAACTCATAACATTACTTATCTTTAAAGAAAAATCCCAATTACAATAGTTATTATAACTGAGATTTACAATAATTGCAAGAGTTTTTTATATCTTTTCGCCTACTTCAAACCCTCTAAAGGTTTTGAATCTTGGGAACCTAAGACTGTATGTTCCGTCTTGGTTTTGCGTAATAGCATCGGCCCTAACTTCTGCTAATTCGCCTATCAATGCATCCTTAACTGCCCAGAATGTTTCTCGCTGATCATCTGTCAATCCACTGCCAACATTAACTTGGATGAACACACCATCGTCCGTGCCTTCACAAATAAGAGCACCTAATTTGCCTACGTTTTTACCAGTGCCTTCTTCAGTATCAACAATCTCTAAAGATACTTCAATAAAGGGTTTAATTTTTAACCAAGCATGGCTTCGCTTACATTCATATAAAGCATTAACGGGTTTAATCATTAAACCTTCATAACCTTTTTCCAAAGCAGTCTTATTCAACTCTTGGAACTGTGCTTGGCCTTCATCTGTATCAAAATCGATTTCGTGATAATCAACAACACGAATAGGAGCCTCAAATGACATATCCTTTAACATCTGTTTCCTCTCGATAGTATTACAAATGCTTTTACCCTTATTAAACTCTTTAATCGACAATACATCAAACAATGCCAAATAGGCATCATCAGTTTTAGCACCACTCTTCCTATGCACTTGTTTCATTAGTGCTTGAAAGTCTTCGCTCATAACCTCACCATCAAAGACATAATCATTAAAGTAAGGTTTACTTAATGCTTCTTCAATGTGTGGAAAGTTTGTAAGTATTTTTCCATTTCTGCTATACAACGTAGCGGAACCATTTTGTACAATAGCAATAACTCTAACGCCATCATACTTGTATTCAACTAAGCAATCGCCTTTAATCTTTTTTTCGTGCTTGGCGCCATCGTGTGCTAACATGCAACCAAATACAGGAACCATGAAATCCTTATTAATTTTTTTAACTACATTATTGATAGTTTTCTCACTTGTACCACAACGCAAATCTTTAATTAAAATTCTACGGTACCAGTCATTCCATTCTTTCATAGTTGCTTTATCAGCACATTCCTGTACAGCATCACGAGCGGCGTGTCCAGTAAGGTTACGTGCTTGCAAAGATTCTGCTAGTGAGAAAAAATCACTTTCGCTAAGTCCTGGGCCATCTGTTTTAGTAACTGGTACATTCTTAACACCAAATGTAACTAATGAATCTAACGCAAGTTGGCAACCTTTAAAGAAACCAATGTTCCAGAAGTCTGGGTTAGTTGCCTCAGTTGCTATTATTGCTTCTTTAGCAAGTCTTGAATTATCGGCTTCAAGTGCCTGTATTATTTCATACGGTTTCATTTGTTTCCTTTACATATGACTGAAGATAATCACAAGTTGGCCAGGCATTACAAGCCAAATATGTGCGTTGCTTAGGAAGACTGCCTTCCCCTCTTGTTGCCCTTGCTAATGCAAATGGTGCTTCAACCCGTAACTTCTTTGCTTTACGAGGTATTAACATATCGCCACACTTTGGACAATGGTTCTCATCATTCAAAGCATATTTTTCAAATTCTATAATATTCTTTTCAATAAGATCTAAATAATTGTCTTTTGCTTTAACAGTTCTCAACATAAAAACTGGCGTTCCAGTGTCTCGTTTAATAGGATTTGAAAATGACGCATCATACGTGACACCCTCTTTGGCATCCCATAGTGCTATAATATAATCAAAATCGCCATCAATCTTTTGACCGACTCTTATCTGCCACCTCCATTTACCTCCTGAAAGTATATGCAACATACCGCTCGGCGACCGATCTTTAATATACTTTACAGCATAAAAATCATTACGTTGAAAAAACTCTGTCCAGACTTCAGTACGAGCAAAAGGATCCGTTTTCTCAAATCCTAATTCGCCTAATCTGTTTAGAATTGTTTCTTTAGAAAGCGTATGCTTTCTCCAAGTGTTT